ACCTTTACATGACTGCAAAGAATTGGCTGGCCAAAGAACCTAAACATGGAACAAGGGCAGTCGAAAAAACTTACATGGTTTTCTGGGCAGTCAAAAAGGAAAACGGCAAACTTGAACGGATGGCCGAAAATATGACTGCTGAACAAATCGAAGCATTGAAACAAACCGATATACTCGATTTGCAGATACGGGAGCCGGAACACAAAGATTACGGGGGCGTTGTGATATGAGTTATTCATTTTACAACATCGAAATTCCTTCCGGCAAAACGGCAGGTGAAGTTCAAACACTTTGCCCACAATGCAGCCACACACGAAAGAAGAAAACAGACCGCTGCCTTTCGGTGAACCTCGACAAAAAGGCTTGGATATGTCATCATTGCGGTTGGAAGGGTGGCATCATTGACCGGCCGGAGGTAGTCAAATATGAAGTGCCTCAATGGCAAAACAACACAGCACTAAGCGACAAGGTTTTAAAATGGTTTGAAGGCCGCAGAATAACCGCTGCCACACTGAATAAGATGCAAATCAGTGAGCAAATGGAATGGATGCCACAGCTTAACAAAGAAGTAAACTGCATTTGCTTTAATTACTTTGAGTCTGGCCAGTTAAAAAATGTGAAGTACCGCGACGGGGCGAAGCATTTTAAGATGCACAAGGGGGCGGAGTTAATCCCGTACAACATCGACTGCCTTGCGACCGCCAGTGAAGTTTGGATTGTCGAAGGTGAAATGGATGCACTGGCATTGATTGAGGCAGGGATTGAGAATGTAATCAGTGTGCCAAATGGGGCGCAACCGAACCTCACTTTTTTCGACCGCTTTATGCCTCAGTTTGACCATGTGCAAAAATTGCACATAGCAGTTGACAATGATGCGCCCGGCATTGACCTACGCAATGCGATTGCAGACCGCTTCGGAAAGGACAAATGTAATTACATCGTATATCCCGAGTGCAAGGACGCTAACGAATACCTGCTGCTGAATGGTGCAATAGCACTGCGCGAAGCCAGCCACAATTTTACGGAGTTCCCGATGCTGGGAGTGTTCAAGGTTACGGACTTTTTAACCGAGATCGAAAACCTTTACAACTTCGGCCTGCCTGCCGGGGCGAAAACCGGGGTTGACAAGTTTGATAAAATGCTGTCATTTCACAAAGGATATTTGACAACCATTACGGGCGTACCCGGCCACGGGAAGTCTGACTTCTTGGATTTTGTGCTGATGAAGTTAATGATTAAACACGGGTGGAAAGGTGGCTTTTACAGCCCTGAAAACCGACCGACTGAACTGCATATCTCTAAACTGATGCGAAAGATTACTCAGCGGCCTTTTATGGGCAGAGATAGAATGAGTCAAGAGGAAGTATTTGACGCTGTTATTGAACTTGAAAAGCACATTTTCTTCATAAAGCCCGAAAAGGATAATACCTTGGACAGCATTTTTGCAAAGGTGGCCGAACTCAAAAACCGCCACAACATTGATTGGTTTGTAATCGATGCTTGGAACAAACTTGAACACCAATACACGGAGTCGGAAACCAAATACATCGGGCAAAGCCTTGATAAGATTGTAAACTTTTGCGAAAAATATAATGTGCATTGCTTTCTAGTGGCGCACCCACGCAAAATCCAAAAGAATGAAGACAGCAGTTACCACATACCGACCTTGTATGACATCGCTGGCAGTGCAAACTTCTTCAACAAGACCGACAATGGCATCACCGTGTACCGAAATTTTAAAAACAACACGGTCGAAATCCATGTGCAGAAGGTGAAGTTTTCGCACTGGGGTGAAGTGGGGATGTGCGAGTTTAATTACGACATAGCAACTGGATTATATATATGAAAATGAAAATATTAAATCTATACTCTTGTTTGGGTGGCAATCGTTATAAATGGGATGAGGTTGCAGATAACTTAGAAATAACAGCCGTAGAACTTGACCCGGAAGCAGCGCGTTTATATCAAGAACGATTCCCAAATGATACGGTAATTGTAGCAGATGCGCACCAATATTTACTTGACCATTTTAAAGAGTTTGATTTTATTTGGAGTTCACCACCTTGCCCTACTCATTCACGAGCAAGATATTGGAATAGTTCAAATTACGAAACGACAACCGAACCAGTATATCCAGATATGAAGCTTTATGAAGAAATATTGTTTTTACAACATTATTACAAGCACGGCAAGTTTGTAGTTGAAAATGTAATAGCATATTATGAACCATTAATACCTGCAAAAAAAAGAGCAAGGCATCTATATTGGACTAATTTCAATTTACCAAATGATTTAAGTTTGAGAAAAGACCCAATGGCAAAAAAACCAAATGAAGAACTCAACTTATTATGTGAATTTCATGATTACGATTTTACAAAATATAAAGGAGAACAAAAAGTTATAAAAATGGCTCGAAACCTCGTAGATTATGAAGCGGGTAAAACCATACTTGAAACTGCATTAGGCATAATTAGAAAGTCAAACACAATACAACAAACACTTGAACTATGAACACAATAACTGAAAACCAAACCGCCACGATTTACCGACTGAAAAAAGAGGTGAAGTATTGGCAAACAATGGCTGCGAGATACAGCCGTAAAAACGAAGAAGTGGACGAATTGAAACTTTGCATTGAGGCAATGCACCGGGATGTCGATTATCTTAAAACAATGCTGGGTGAAAAGAACAAACAACCTTCAATGCAAGAGTTAATCGAGGAGGCTATCGGGGGCGTTTTCCCGCATTTTTTACCCACGATGGTAGCATCAAGGTCAAGAAAGGGCGAAGTTGTGAACCTGAGGCACATTTGGTTTAAGTTGATGCAGCAATATTCCGGCCTGAGTTTGGTTAAAATTGCCAACATAGCGCAGCGCGACCACAGCACCGTCATCCACGCTTGCCGAAAAGTTGACGACCTTTGCCATGTGGAACGGGAATACTGCCGAAAATTTAACCAAATAAATGAGGCGTTGATTTTGAAATTAAAGTAAAAAAAACTATATTTGCACCATGTTAATACTCGATATCTGTTTATCCGAACTGCCCAGCGAGGCAATCACCACCGCCAAAAATGGCAAAAAGTACATCAAATTGGTTTGCAGCGAACGCAAATCTGAGGGCAAATTTGGTGAAACCCACTACATTGCACTCTCGCAAAGCAAAGAAGAACGCGAGGCGAAGAAGCCCACTACTTATGTGGGCGGTGCGAAGGCTTACAAAAGTGTAACTAACAAAGAGGTAAGCGAAACGAAACCAAGTTCAAATTTTGACAATCTTGATTTACCCTTCTGATGAGTTTAGAATTTGCAAAAAAAATATTTGACAAACAAATTAAAAATTCAACAGGACTTGAAAAGGAAAGGCAAAAAAGCGCAAAAAACCTTTTTTTGTTAAGTCAAGAATTATCACCATTAGATTACAAGATTTTAAGAAATATCAATCCTGGTGAGTTTGGGACAAAGCCAATGACTGAGTCAAAATACAAAATTGACGAACACCTTGTATTTTCTGCAAACCCAAAACCCGAAATACTTTACTACGAACTAAAAATCAAAATAATAAAAAACTACCTAAAACAAACAAAATGACAAATAACACATCACTCGCAAAATTTATGATTGAAGATGGACAAGTTTTAAGGTCTATTTACAATTACATTCAGTCAACCTATGACGAAATCGAAGGGAAAGAATTTGAATTTGACCAAGTTATTTACACGAATAGGCTTGATTTTTACAAATCTATTCACGAAGGAGTGCGCCTTTTAATTGAGCATGAATTGGAGTGGTTAAAAGAGCAATCATAATGAGCAACTTCGACTGGAAAGCACCGACAAAGGACTTGGTTAACCCTGCCCACTACAAAGACACGCCCATTGAGTGCATCGAAGCAATCAAAGCGGCAATGACTGAGCAGCAATTTCAAGGCTATCTCAGGGGTAATGTCATTAAGTATTTGTGGCGTTACGAAAACAAGGGCGGCAAAACCGATTTGGAAAAAGCCGAATGGTATTTAAAAAGATTGATAGAAGAATTATGACACCGAAAGAAAAAGCAGAAGAATTAGTTGATAAATTTACTCAAACAAATGGCAATTCTTTCTTTGCCAAAGAATGCGCATTGATTGCAGTTGATGAAATACTTAAATCAGAACCACGCAGTCCAAGTGATGTTGATTGGGATGATGTAGGTGGAACACACCAATACTATTATGAGGCACAAAGAGAAGAAGCTGATAAGTACTGGCAACAAGTTAAAAAGGAGATTGAAGCCTTATGACTTACGCGCAAAAGCAAAAACACTTCATAAAGCACCGGGCAAAGGGCGACACCGAGATGCTGGTCAAACAACTTGCCGGAAAGGTTAGCCGCAAGACGATATTTGATGCGCTGAAAAATGACAGCAAGTATCTCCCGGCAAAGCATCAGTTGGTAATTGACACGGCATTTGAGATTGTGGCAGAATAACGGCCGTGCAGCCGCAGTTTCTACAATTTAACACACCCTGAATTGCGGTTGCACTATGTTATACATCACTCTCGTATATTGGAACGCTGCAAACAATGTCAACTACTACCCCGTTCCTGCCGAAGAAGTAGAACGGACAATCAAACTATACCAACGCAAAGGGTATAAGTGTGCGATTTACACACCGGAATTGATTGAGCAAATAAAAAATTCTCAAAAATAATTTGCAAGTTTAATTTTTTATACTATCTTTGCATCATTATGAACGACATACTAAAAAAACCAATCACCGCCTCTGAAATCGAATGGCGTGTGCAGCAACAAACCAGCACGGGCAAGTTAATTGTCGTGCCTTACATCACCAACCGTTGTGTAATGGAACGCTTTGATGAAGCCTTTGGGGCGAGTAACTGGACATCGGAGTTCCGTGAAATCGCCAATGGCTTTATTTGTCGCTTGACCGTTTATTTGGATGGCCAAACAATCACTCGTGAAGATGGTGCATCAAAGACCAATATCGAACCCGAGAAGGGCGGCATATCCGATGCAATGAAACGCGCTGCGGTGCAATTTGGTTTAGGGCGTTGCCTTTATGCCTACCCCCGCGTTATGATAGAAACGGACGGCAAATTTATCCCTGACTGGGCTTATTCCAAATTGGACAAACTTGTTGAATGGGTGAACGCTGGGAACTTTCAAGAAATAATCGTTTTAAAAAGCAAATAATACTATGATACAACCTGACATTACAGACATGATTTTCGCAGTTGAGGAAGGCAACGCCAACCCACTTGAAATCTATTGCGCCCTTCACAAGTTAGAGGCGCAGGTCAAAGCAGCCAAAGAGCAAATCAAACATTTGGCAATTGATGAAGCCAGTAAGCATGGCAAGACTTTCACCTTTATGGGGTTTGAAATTCAGCAGAAGGCACTGCCCGGACGCTGGACTTTCGACCACATTGACGATTGGAACTCCGCAAAGTTCAAGATGAAAACAATCGAAGACCTTGCAAAGTGGGCGTATAAGTCGCACGAAAAGGGAGTGCAACCCATTACAGATGACGGTGAAGTGATTACCCCTGCCAACTATACACCCGGTGGCGACACCATAGCATTGAGGGAGGTGGAAGCATGACACCCGTTCAATTAGTCATCCAAGACTTGCACAAAGCAGGGTGGCCAATATTAAGAGCCGAGGCGATTAAGTGGATGATGTATGAAGAAAGCCACATCAAACAAGCCTATTATGCCGGGCGCGAAGACCTTGACTGCAAACGAAACGACATGGCCGAGGCTTACGAAGATGCGGCAGAATATTATGTCCAAAATTACGGAGGTGCAAAATGACACAGACAGCAGTCGAATGGTTATTTGACCAATTACCCGACCATTTGCGGTTAAGTGAAGATGGTTTTGATACTTTGCAACAAGCCAAAGCAATGGAAGCCGAGCAAAAAAAAGAAGCCTACAACGAAGGAATAATACAAGGTATTAAATTTGCCGTTAACGAGGAATGGGGCGAAGAAGAAGGAGGTGCAAAATGATAGTCATTGCCGGGGTGCTTACCTACCTGCTTTATTGGCTCGTAATTCCCACCAAAACGATTGAACAACCCGAAGCCACACCTTACACTTTTGAACGCGACAAAGCGGTTGAAAATGCGAATGAAACATTTAACGCATGGGCAGACTTGCGGAGGCAAATCGACATCGAAAAGAAGGAGGGGAGGTTAAGCTAATGGATAAAACTAAAAACTTCAACATTGTTGAAACCCCGATATTAGCTGGCCGTTGCATTTATTGTAAAAAAGGCAGCACCAAAACACACCCAATGCTATATCGTGCCAATGCACCGGGTGAATATTGGCAGCATTGGGATTTTGAAAAAGGCGGGTGCGAAGAAAACACTAACAATATTAACCCAAATGGGAATTCTGTAAGCCTACAACCTGACGAAAACTTTAAAAAGTCAACCTAAACACTGACGGATTTGTTCATCAATATTGAACACCAATTTATTTTGAACATGGGGGCAATCGTCCCCATTTTTTTTTAGGTACATTTCTAACAGATGAACAAAACACAACTGGTTGAAAGTTACATCCGCAAATACTGCGATGAAAACAATCAATTAACCATTCCAAAACAAACCCTGAGCCGCCTTATTTACAACGAAAACCACGGGTTATTCAGTGGCATTGATGCCGTTCGGAACATTGTCAGGTCATTGACTGGCTCAAACAAAACCAACACCAAAGCATTGCCGGGATTTTCTCAACCCAGCACAATCGAAGACGGCCTCCGAAAGTATAAGCTATTTACAAAGCTGCCCGAGCCAAAAGAAAAAATCCTTAAACCCGGATGCTGGCTAATTATGTCCGATATTCACTTCCCTGAGCATGACCCGACCGCGATTGCTGCCTCGTTAAACTTCGCCAAAAATGCAAGGGTTGACGGGATTGTTTTGAATGGCGACATAATCGATATGTACGAGGTGAGCCGCTTTATTAAAGAAGTCGGTAGGCCGTCAATCAAAACCGAACTTGAAATGACACGAAGTTTTTTTCAGTTACTCAGGGACGAATTTGGGGACATCCCGATCGTTTACAAGTTTGGAAACCACGAAGAAAGGATGCGGAATTACCTGCTCACAAACGCCCGTGCGATTGCTGAATTGGACGGCATAGGGCTTGAAGACCAGTTACAACTTAAAAAATTTGGCATTGATGTGGTGTATCGGGAAAGAATAAGAGCCGGGAAGTTAGATATTTTGCACGGACACGAATTGCAGAAGGGTATTTCTGCCCCGGTTAACCCGGCAAGAGGGGCGTTTTTAAGGGCTAAAAGTTCGTTGTTAATAGGACACCACCACCAAACTTCTACGCATCACGAAAACAACCTTAAACGCGACCAGATTGTGTGCTATTCGATTGGCTGCCATTGTACTTTGACACCGGAATATAACCCGTTCGGATATACCCGGCAAAATCACGGGGGCGCAATCGTGGAAATTTTAAAGGGTGGTAATTTCAAGGTGAACAATTATCGCATAATTAACGGGAGTGTGTATTAATGCTTACAAGGCCATTGATAATTGATGTACTCGCAGCGGATGAAGAAGGCGAACAACTCGAAGATTTGGGGTTGCAGCCTGATTTATGGGATGCGCCCACATTTCAGATAGCCATTTGGAATGTTGAGTATGTTATGGAAGATATCCGCAGCACCAAGTCGACACCTTTAACAATGATTTGCACGGGAAGCGAAGAATGGCTAACTTTGATGTCGACAAAACAAGTGAACGAAAAAATCATGCAATGCATGAAATTATATTAGCCCGGTTAGTGTAAATTGGCAACATTCCTCCACCGGTTAAATAGTTAGTAGACTGCCTGGCTCGGTGCGAAACACTTAAAGGGGGGAGCTGTGAGTTCGAACCTCACACCGGGAGCTAAACTTCAAACAGCGTATAATCTATGCGCTGCCCGTTTGCGAATAATTTGCAAACTTCAAACCACATTGCATCATTAACCACATGACAGCCGGCAGACCAGCCGTTAATTGTGGCAGCAACTCCACCCCGATGCAGGTTTATTCCAAACAATCCAAATTGCTTTATGTGGCTATCAATTAAGCGGTTTTTATTGCCGTCCCGGTAAATGGTAATCGGCAACACTTGCATAAAGTAGGGCGCATTTAACCAAAGGAACTTCCAATTTGCAGCCGTTACGAACTGATGCGCCCCGATTATTTGCTGCTCACAAGCTATGGCCGTTCCGGTTATGCCACCAACGGTCAACGGATTGAATACATAGTAATTCCCTGCGGTTGTTGAGCAAGGCAATGCCATAACTGGCAGCCCTGATTTGTAAACTGCAACGAAATCGTCAAAGGTATTGGTTAAGTTTTTGTCGGTTCTTATCCACACCAACCCGTCTTTCGGCATTAACCACTTGCGTTTTTCGATGTTGGCCTTTACATATTGGTGCAGTGCGGTCAATGTGCGCTGCCCTACGATGCCGTCAACAACTAATTTTGCCCCGTTGGCATTCAAAATCTCTTGTAACTTTCTCATTTTACGATAACTCCTATTAACACCCCAGCCAAAAATGACCAGTTCCGTTGTCTTTTAACCCTTGTATTAACCTTTTTTATGGCTGCATTTTCATTCACTAAGCCGTTTAAAGCCTTTTGTGTACGATTTATGATACTATCTTTCGCATTTATTGCCACTTTTTGCGACAATATGGTGCGGTCTTGCTTTTCAATTATTTCAGTGTCCAATTCAACAATCCTGAAAAGGCTGTCATTTTCTTGAAGCAGATAAGTTATTTTGGCAGTGTCTTCGAGAGTACCCCAAAAAGTATCGTTTAAACGCCTTTCACGCCACTTTGTAACTTCGATAATACTTACAGACCTTTTTTGTTTTAAAGTGTCTGTAATGCGCTGTAATGAGTCCGCAAGTTTTAACGCCCTGCCAGCGACCTGCGCAAAGCTGTCGATTTTTTTATCCGCTAAAACCCTTTGCCCGTACATTTCGACCTTCGTGAATATCCGGCTCACCGCCCAAGTGAGTATAAGTAGCCCGGCAACAATTACAAACAACCTCATTCTTCTGCAAAAAAATTGGTTATGAATTTACCGACCGCCCCACATATACCCGATGCCAACATCAACTTAGGATTGTCGATGTTTAGTCCGGCAATGAATAACGACATAGCCGCAATGCTGTCGCCCAGCACCCTAAACCTTTTGGGTGTTGGTTCAAAATAGTTTTTCAGTTTCATCTTCCCTGCCCTCTGTATTTTTTGGTTCTGCTATGTTTATTCTCTGACTTGGTGTGCCGCCCTAACTTGCGCTTAGGTTTAGGCTGCCACTTGACTATCTCTTTACTTTTTGCCATTTTTCAAAAACTTGTAAATGCCGATGCAACTTACCACCAATGCAGCCGTGAATGAAAGGAACTGAACTATGGGCAGCAATTTAGCCGCAACCCCAGCCAGCCATAACAGCCAACTGCCTATGATGCTGTTATCCAAATTATCCTTCATCACCTATTGGAGGTTGTGGTTTTGGCCTGTACTCAATGCGTCTCATTTCAGCCCAAATTTGGGGGTAGTCTTTTTTCAAAAACTGAAATTCTGCCATGCAGTATTCTTCATCGCTTACTATCCAATTACCTTCCGCATCTTGCACGGGATTTAAATGACTGCCCTCAGTCCCTTGCAGTTGCCTTACATCGTCTATATTAACCCCGTCCGGGAACTTCCATACTAAAATCATTACACCTGCCTCCCTAATGTTGTTTGAAATGTGCTAACTGCGGTGTTGTAATTTGTTGCATCCGTATCGGTCAATCCATTTCCAATACTTACAAATGCCATTTGCCCTTGTAAATATAATTGACTTCCCGATGTTGGATTAATGCTTCCAATATATACTTGACCATTGCTGGGTGTTCCTGTAACGGTAGTTGACCGGGTTAGAACAGCACTGCCATTGCGATATAATTTACGGCTATTTGAAGCCGTTGCAGTTCCAATATAAAAACCTCTTGCATCGGTTGTGGTGTCGGATAATCTACCGCTTCCACTTACAACATTACCCATGTCAAAAATACGGTCATTTGAATTTGATGAGAACCTTCGGATAGCCATTCCATAAATAGGGTCGCCAGTTGCAGTGTTACCTACGCCAATGTGCCAGCCGTTCCCAACACTCGGTTGTTGTGTTCTTAAATACATAGCATAATGGTGGTCGTTGTGCCATCCACTTACGCTGCTGCTTATATTTAGAAAAGTGTCCGCATATCCCGTTGTGCCGTTAAATTCAGCACCATTTGCATTATGCGTAATCCCACCGCTGAAAGTTAATCTATATGCTGCATCTAAATCGCGTGCATCTTTTAAATTCCATTTGTGACTAGTTGCAGAACCATTTACCAAGGGATAAATAGCATAGCATTTTGACCATATAGAATACCCCTTTAAATCAACAACAAGCTGGTTAATTGCATTTATTATTGTCGTGTCTGTTATCCCAACTGCATCAATAAATAATCGTGCATCGTCATCAAGAGCAGCCAAATTTGAAATCACATTTGACATTTGGCCAATTCTTGTGCGAAGACCGAACCTATTATTAGCCATTATGAAATTCTATTTACATAACCAACAATGTTTATATTGTTGGCACTGCCACCAAACGCCCTTATTGTGCGCCCACTTGACCCATCACCCGTCAAAACACAACCGGGTAAAATAAGAGTTAAACCTGATTTGCTCGGTATGCCTACAATGATTTGGTCATCAGGGCTTGTTGTGCCACCTAATTCAATGGTAAGGTTAACGGCTGATGCACTTGTATTGGTAGCATATAACCACACTTCGTCAATAACTCCGCTACTTGCCTGAGTTGTGTGAATAGTTGTGCCGGGTGTTCCCGATGCAGCGACCTTAATAGGGCGACCGCCCGTGCTGCCTGATAGTAATATTTTGGTAAAAGTTGCCATTATGAGAATACTTGAATTTCTAAGATGTCCGCCCCTGCTGAAATGGTTAAATCACCACTTCCGAGAACGCTGTTGCCGTTAATTGTCTTGATGTTTGTTCCTGATTGCAGCGTGTCCTGTTTCGCATCCACAGCCGTTTTAACGGCCTTTTGACTTGGGTAGAATGT